AAATTTTGGTAAATAAAACGAAACACTACAATAGAATGAATCTTCAGTTGAGAAAATTCAAACCCGAGACGATGAGTGATGATCGGGTATGTGTGTTTATAGGAAAGCGAAACACGGGTAAGTCGACATTGGTCAAGGACATCATGTACTACAAGAAGCATTTACCAGCGGGTATAGTACTGTCAGGTACAGAAGAGGGTAATCATTTCTATTCAAACTTCATTCCAGACCTGTTCGTCTACGGCGACTACGACAGAGATGCCATAGAACGTGTGATGGCCAGGCAACGTAAATTGGTGGGTGCGGGTAAAAATAATTGTGGAGCTTTCATGCTTTTGGATGACTGTATGTACGACTCAAAGTTCCTTAAAGATACCTGTATACGTCAGTGCTTTATGAATGGTAGACACTGGAAGATTTTCTTCATGCTCACAATGCAGTACGTAATGGATTTGCCACCCGCGCTACGCGCTAATGTCGATTATGTCTTCATTTTGAGAGAAAATATCATACAAAATAGAGAAAAGCTCTACAAATCATTCTTCGGTATTTTTCCCTCTTTCGATATGTTCTGTAAGGTGATGGATGCTTGTACGGAAAACTACGAGTGCCTCGTGTTAGACAATACGGTCAAGTCTAACAAGATTCAGGATTGTGTGTTTTGGTACAAAGCGACACTCAGGAAGAATTTCAGAGTGGGTGGTCCAGACTTGTGGAGGTTACACCAGAAGATGTATAATCCCAAACATCAACAACAGAGAGAGGATGATGCCAAGAAGGCTACGAAAAAGACAAATCTCAAGATAACCAAGACAAAATAGGTGCGTCTCTCGAATTATTCTAAAACATATGGCTATATTAAATGGCTTCAGAACAAGTGTTTACCATGAACCTCTCGGACGATGGAGAGGGAATGGTTCCCATTAGTCAGAATCAATCGACTGCTTTTATTCCACCTGAAAAAAATGTGAGTCAAAATAAAGAGACGATGGATTCTACTCCCATTAACGATATCATGATGGACCCCCCGATGATGACTGATCAGCCCAAGATGCAGAGCATGCAGATGGCCGCTCCCGACCCCCAAGGTGCTTACCCTAGCCCCAACGGTCAGGCTGAGAAGCCCGCCAGTAAGAACCCCATGAACCTCACCGACGAGCAGATGACCGCTCTTCTTGTCGCGGCGTGCACCGCGCTCGCCGTCAGCAAGCCTGTCCAGGACAAGTTAGCGACTTCTATCCCCAAGTTCCTTAACGAGCAAGGGGGTAGGAGTATGGTTGGTCTTGCTTCCACCGGTGTGGTCGCGGCGATCGTCTTCTATCTCATGAAGGATTACGTCATCAAGCCTTAAACGGGCCTTTCCCATCCCATATTACTGTAGATGGAATTATCAATTCCAGAATAATACGTACCGAGAGCACCCATAGCGAATGTTCCCGCTAACAAGGCACTCAATTTAAGTTTCTTGTTAACGTCGGCTTTAGGGTCAGTCATAGCCTTCTTCGTCTCAGACGAAACTTGGTTAATGAGGAAGGTGATAACTAACGCGATGAAGGTCGCAGAGAGGAAAAATATCCGGTCCACGGCGAGTCGTGGGATGTTACCGATGGCAAAACGGATGACGTTGGGTATAACGACAGTGAACCATATGAGGTTAAGGTGGTAACTTTTGGAGATGAGTGGCACGAGGGTCACGGCATACAGGGCTATCCAGTACGCGATGGCCGTGATCAAAATGTTTACCGGTGTCTTCATTTAAACTAGACTGAGATTATTTATCCTGAATGTGCTGACCACAGAACTCCGTCTTTTGTGGAATCTGTTCGTAGATACCCAACTCGATACACATGTTTCGAAGTTCGAGGTAATTTTCCCAAAACTGTGGGGAGTGTTCGTATTCACCCACGGTACAATGGGCCAACTCGTGTATGAGCACATGAAAAATCTCATTTGGCTTCCCGTCGAGGCACACGACAATTTCTCCCCCTTTATTTGTGTTGGACCCCACCGATCCATTCATTCGTTTCATACCGGTGATGGGAATACACCTGTGTAGCATGTGATACTTCTGGTTATCCGTGCCCCGAAGGTGGTTCCTGAGAACCGTATACTTTTCCTTCACCTCTACGAGTTCACTCGGTTCCCTGGTGTACACGAGTACCAATGCGACGATTAATAAAAGAATCAGTATCTTCATCTCTTATATACAAAGATAAATTTACTATACAATTCTGAGATTGGATTTCCTTTGAGACCCTCCCACAATTCTAGACTAAACCCCAACTCTTCCAAGTGTGTCACTAAAAGGTCTTTGTATGCGACCGGTTCCGCCTTTGGTCCTTCCGCGTAGTACGGTGTGTCCGTCAAGTGCACAAAAAGTTTTTCACCAAACCCACCATTCCCGTGATCCTTGAGTTTGAAAAAATTTCCGGAATCATCTAGGTACGGTGTTTTGAAAATAATCTTTTCAGAATCCGGGATGATACCTATGAGAAGTCCACCCGGTTTCATACGCTTCCTGATTTCGTGTATCGAAGTGAAGAACAGATCCCTCGATGCAAATATATAGTGTAACGAAAAATTAAAACACACGATATCGAATTTTCTGTTTGGACAATCACGAATATCACCCTCATAAAAATTCACGCGCATGTGCATGTTTTTCGCGCGGGAACGGGCTTCTTCGAGGGCTGATGGTTCGGGGTCACACATGTTAATGTTTACCCCACATTTCGCCCACTTTTGAAGATCCCCACCGAACCCACACCCCACGTCGAGAATGTGTTGACCATTCTTGGCGGCAGATTGTATCAACTGTCTCTTCGCTTCGTTGTGGTTTCGGCGAATCTCTTCCATGTATGTATAACAGCTTAAAACTTTAATTTGAAAATAGAATATGAAACCATTTATTAAATGGGTCGGTGGAAAAACTCAAATTATTGAAGATGTCTTAGGTTCTTTTCCTACAAAAATTGACAATTATCACGAAGTATTCGTGGGTGGTGGAAGCGTTCTTCTATCGGTCTTGTCCAAAGGTCTCGTGAATGGTAAGGTATGTGCATACGACCTTAACGGGTCCCTGATAGCCCTGTATCAGAATATCCAAAGACAACCAGATGCGGTTCATAAATACTTACAAAAAATGATGAACGAGTATGATAAGTGTTCAGGTACCGTCATTAACCGTGAACCCAAAACACTAAAAGAAGCCAAACAGGCGAAAGAAAATTATTATTACTGGATGAGAAAGAAGTTTAATTCAAATAAGGAAGAAACAGCTGAGCGTTCAGCTATGTTTCTATTTTTGAATAAAACGTGTTTTAGGGGTGTGTATCGAGAAGGACCTAATGGATTTAATGTACCATATGGGCACTATAAATCTACACCCACGATTATTACTAAAGAGGAACTTTTAAGAGTGAGCGACCTTATCAAGGATGTACACTTTAGACATTGTGATTTTCGTGAAGCATTTAAGGAAGTAGAAAAGGGTGATTTTGTGTATGTGGACCCGCCCTATGCACCGGAAACAAAAACATCTTTTGTGGGATATACAAAGGATGGATTCGGAATCAAAGACCATGAAGATTTATTCAATTTAACTAAGACGTGCGGGGCTGATTTTGTGATGAGTAATGCTAAGGTAGAAATGGTTACGAATACATTTTCAGATTACAACATAAAAGACGTAAAAGCACGTAGAGCTATAAACAGTAAAAATCCAGAATCTACGACGACTGAAGTACTTGTCTCTTCATCCAATCAAAAATAGCATCTTGGTCCACATCATAAAAGGCTGGATAAAATGTCCACGTATTGTTACATCTCTGAATGTGTACTCTCCACGTCGAACCTACCTGTTTCGCGAAAAATACCGGAATCCCGAATTTTTCGTTAAACGCGATAGGAATTTCATACTTCTTTTGGTGACCAAACCACCAGTGGTTTACAATAAACAACATGTGAACATTTTCAATACTGGGATATAGTTTTTTGTATTCCTCAAGTAGGCATGGTCCAGCGCGAAGCTTCTCGTCGACAGAACCCGCGACAATCTGATGCTTGCACTCGATGATAAAGAGTGTCTTTTTGTCGTCACTGATGAGAGCGCCGTCAGGCTTCTTTTTGTGTTCCCAATACGGATCTTTGAGGTCTCTCATAAACTTGACGAATTCGTCTTGCTGAATATATGTGAATCGTGTACCACCGATGTCATGCGTTCCGATAGGTCTAAAACAGTCCTCAAAAGGTTTTCCGCTTGCATTCGTGTTCGCACCTCCCGTACCACCGGTCCTCATGTTAGGGAATGATAAGCTTAAGTTTTTCGAGTTCGAGTGGTTCACTTAGATGCCAATTCCACATATAGTAGTACACCGAACCCGACCCTTTTATAAATTTTTCCTTTTCGAGTGTCTCGATACACACACCCGCTTCGGCACTGTTGAAGACGTGAAATCCAAGATTTCGGGCGATGAGGAAAGCGTCGTTGTACACGTCACCGACCATGAAAAACCTATACACCTGGTTCACGGTCCCCGACCCGTCACGACGTTCATACGGAATATCATAGAAGGACATAAAATCGTCGTTGGCGTCGTTCACGTACGAATGAATGGGTAGGACGACACGTTTCACGTACTCTTCTGTGATGACGGGAGCAATCTTGGCATCTTTCACGTGATCCTTGAGTATCGAAGTCACTTTGGGTATGTCCTCCACAGTCATCTTTCTCCACGCATGTTTACACGGACCTCGAATCTCGTAAAACTTCTCACGGACTCTATTTGTTTGGTGAAATCCCGTCTTTATGAGATGTTTCACGTCCAAGAACCTGTGCCAATAACACGATTTCGTGATGGGTGTGGGAATCTTGGTCACGGCCGTATAGATAGCTTGCCAGATACCTTTTTTGTTCGCCCGACGCTTAATTTCAGTGATGAGAAGTGGAGCGAGTCTCGACGATCGATACGAGGGATGTACGCATAAGTAGTCAATCTGGGTCATCTTGAGTTCTTTCCCTTCGACGTTCACGTCTAAAGGGGTACTGGCTATGTAACCGACCATCTCTTTCGTATCCACCTTTCGAATAGCTATACTATCGTCTATGGACCATTTAAGACCTTCGACGGTGTACGCTAGTTTAAACTGACTGTTTACTACGTAGTACTCTCTCAAAAATGTACACGCTTCCTTCAGGGTACACGAAGACCACACAAGACCCTCCGGAAGTTTTGTCGTCTTTTTTGCGATGTCACGAGACTCGTCTATTTCACCGGGTTCTGTACCTTCACGAGGAACGGGTTGTTTGTCCCAATATTCGTGCATTTGATACGTAAGTAATGGCTTAAAGTTTTAAGCTTACATAAAATCATAATGTCTCTCGAGCAGGATTATACCACCGTCCCCGG